CGGAAGAAGACAAATGGAAAGAAGTTCTTATCATAATCTTCAAAGATAAGTGTTGCATTATCTACACAAATAGCATGCTTGCCATCTTTGGCATCTTTGCTGGAAGGTAAGTGCCAGGATTCTACGACAATAACGTTATTGGCAGTGCTTTGAGTAGCAGTCTCACCTCTTAATGCAGTTGAAGCAGATTTGATTTGTTCTTCCTTATCAGGAAACATTTTGATAAGTTGATCTCTATCATAATATTTACGCTGATGGATTTGAGTTGGAGTTCCATACATCCCCTCAATATCATCAATGATGATTTCATCAATAAATATACGTTCTGCCTTAATCTTCTTGGAAGCTGGATCAATATATAATTTTAGACATCCTGTTCCAAAGACACAAGCATCGGTAAAGACTCTTTGACCGGTTCGATAAATATCAGTTTCATCAAACATACCCTCCATGTATTGATTAAGAAGTTTGGCTTTATGTTTAAGATTATAATCTCCATTTTCAGTTAAGAACAATGGTCGTGGTTTATTCTTGGAGATTTTGGAAGCTGCAGTATCTACACAAGACTTGACTACATTTAACGTTACTCTATTATTGGCAAAATTATTGGAAGTGGTTCTGGCATAGGTTCCAGATGATAGACCAAGGATTTCTGTATTAGAATACAGTCTGGCGTATCTTAAGTTTAATGCACTACGATATGCTTGATTCTTTTCTACATATCTTACAAGTCCGAAGAGACTTTTATTAGCAGTTGCTGCATCAGCATTCCACCACTTGTCAGCGAATGCAGTGTCTGCACTGTTATTAACATATTCAGTATATACTTCAGTCATTTACTGCCTTTAGCTACCATTCCATTTCTCATGTTCGAAGAGCAAATCTTCATCGGAGAAAGGTTTAGATTTTGGTTGTGGAAAATCATGTTTAGTTTTAACGATTTTAATATTATCAACTTCTAATAGGTCAAGCTTATTATCATACAGCATTTGAACCAAGCGTTGGATTTGTTCTAGAGATTCTATTTTCATATTTAATTCCTCATTAATGGTAGATTATGTCCAATCTGATTCCCAGAATGGTTTATCTTTTTTACCTTGAATCTTCTCTGCTTCCTTCTCCCACCATTCCTCTTGAATATCTTCTTTGGTTTTAATGATTTCTACTGGTTTAACAGAATTATAATGGAATGAATATCTCCAAAGGTAGAGAGCAGCGTCAGCATTATGATCTCCTCCAAGAATCTTTGGTTTAATTGGATCATCATTAAGAACTAAATAATCATATTCTTTAATTAAAGATTCACATTTTGTTGCGATAACTTTAATCTTATTGAGAATGAAGTCGGAGTTCATCATATAAACATATTTCATTTTATCTTGACCACCTCCTGGTTTATTTTGGAATGGTCGTTTGGTTCTATATCTTAATTCTTCTACATATTGTTTATTGGAAGCATCTATAATCCATGTGGAAATTGGATATCTTGATTCAATATCATTTAATTTAGCAATCCAATCATCCATTAACATGTTATTTTTGGAGAAGGATTCTACGAGATAGAGAGTTGGATCATGTTCTGAATAGGCGCCTACTACCCAAGCATTTTCATCTACTTGACCTAAATCCATACCAAGTAGATATCTGTAATCACCTATTGGAAGTGTTGTAATATAATTATTAATGGAACATTTATAAGCTTTCTTGGTAGTATCGATAGTCCATTGACCTCGGTAATGCTGTTGGAAGCCAGGATCATCTTCAATATTTGGATAATCTAATTTAAGTTTAGCTATATCTTTGTTCCAATTAGCAGAGACATGAGGATTTTCATTAGCAGTCCAGAAGTGATTTGACCAACCAGGAATACGATTCTCTGAAATGTCGCAGAAGTAATTTCTTAAATTGCCTGGAGTGCCAATAATGACGAGCTGTCCATCATCATCGGTTAGAGTTGGAAGGACGAAGTCTTTGATAGTAGTTTTAAGGTCAATGGTATAAGATGCGCCTTCGTCAATGACGACCAATTTATAATGTTGTCCTAATAGCTTCTCTCGTTCTTCATCGGTATCATTGATACCAAAGAAGATAATATAGGAACCATTTGGAAAAGAGATTTTAGCAGGAGACTTATAGAACTTGGCGTTAGTTTTATAGGTTCGATTAATCTTCTTGAGGATTGGATCAACCATAACATTCTTGGCAGTTTCTCTTGTTAATCCAATATAGGCACAAGCTGCATTAGGATTAGCGAGACAGAATTGGAATAGCATTAGGCCCGCAGCATAGGATTTACCTGCTCGTCTGGTGGTGAGAGCTGACTTCATTTTAGCAGGATCATTAATAAAAGTAGTTTGCTCTGGAAATGAATGTTCCAATAGATTGATAGGTTTATTCCTACGCTCTAATTCTTTGAGTATCTTGGTAGCTTTATCCATTGCTAAAATTCCAGCCTCTACCTTGAAAAACAGAAGCTTGAATTTGATTCTGATTCTGAAATGGATTACAAGTATGATTCAATGCCTTAACTGCCGAATTAACTTCAGCAATCTCTTCTTGCAATTCTAAATATTCTATATATAAATCATTCATCTTTAATAAGCGTTCTAATTCATTACGTTTGGATACGGCTTTATCAAGTCTGGATTGTAATTCTTCTTTAATATTCATAATCCTTGTTCCTTACAATATTTATAAACACTATTACAACATACCTTCAAGGTTCTTGAAATATCAATATATTTATAATGTTCTTTTCTTAATCTAATTACTTGTTTAATAACATATGGATTAAGTTTTAATGATCTAATTGGAATGTTATTAGCTTTTAATAATTTACTAATATGAGATTGATGTAATTTACCATATCTTCTCATATTAAATTTACCTTCTTTATTCATTTTAGAAATAATTGCTGCAATTTCTCTTTGGTAATAACCTTTATTATATAGTTTAATAATTAGATTTGATATTTTCTTATTTAAGATATGAGACCAATAATTATGTTTAGTAGAGACATCAGGATGGCATTTATCGAAACGATAATTATTATGTTTAATTTGAGAAACATAACATTGAGAAATGTCAAAATCTGCTGCGATATCAAATTGTTTATCACCCGCTGCAATTCGTTGTTTAATGATTAAAACATCTTTATTAGATAGCATGTCTATTACTTATCCTATTACAATGTTCAATAAAAGCATCTTTAGTCATTCTTTGTTTCATAAAATTACAGATAAAACAGCAAGGAACTAGATTAGAAATATCGCTATAATCATCTTGATGCGACATTTTATCTACACCATTAGCAAAAATCCAACTGTCATTCCAAAATGTTTCTGACATGTTATTCATGCTTCGATAGTTCTTGAAGACTGATCCATAAGGATTAATGCGTCTTGGTGGTGATCCACAATATAAACAATCTTGTGCAATTAGATTAAGAAATACTTCATAATCTAATCCTAACTTTTTATACCTATTATTTCTGTAAAGTCTCTTATATGATGATTCACCAGGAATATAAGATTTAGGCATTTTTATTTTCTTTCCAAATCTTATTTAGATTCTCTTCATTTACATTTAGTGGTAATTCATTAGATAAAGATAATTGTTGTAATCCTTTTCTAATAATACATCTTACTACTATCAAGTCATCTGGTAAATCAATCATAGTAATTGAATATGGTCCAACTTTAAAATAACATTTTCCTTTTAATTCATCATATATAAATTGACATAATGGACATTGATATTGATCATGATTAATAACAATCATATCTGAATAACATTGAGGACAGAAATTATTTGTCATGATTGTTTAAAATAACTTTGGTGGTGGCAGGATGTCTGATACCATTTATAGGATTGAGAATGTTATAAATTGGAAGATGAACCATAGAAATTAGCTCTTGGATACGAGGAGAGGTTTGCTGACTGGCTTGACCAGTTCATTAGTTTCTGCCAATTTGGCATAGATAACATTATTTAATGGAACTAATAAACATTCCTCATTAGTGGTAAATAAGATATAATTATCTTTTAATTCCATTTGACACTTATGTCTCTCTTCTTGGAAATAAGTAATTTCTGTTCCATGTAATTTAATAGATTGTAATAGTTTAACTTGACTGAATTTCATTTGACTTCCTTTTCCATTGTTTGTTCTAAATGCTTTGCTAATTGCATTTCTTTATTTAATTGTATAAATTTATTAATATAATTAGATTTTAAGGTTTCAAAATTAAGTAAAGCATTTCCTAATTCAGCACACATAGTTGTATAATCTTGTGTAATTTGTTCTGGTGTTCTTGGATCTTGTGATTTGTTTTTGATTTTCCCAACGGTCATAGTTAGTTCCTTATCATTAAATATGGATTATAATTGAGTTTATACTTCTCACGCTTTTTAATAAAGGCAGAATTGCGCTTAACAAGTGGTTCTTTAGTAATTGAATCTTGCGAAACTCTGGTCATAGTTCTGTCAATGTGTGTCAAATAACAATCAGTCTCACCAAATAAAGGATAGATAGTTTGCAGACATTGCTTGGCAAGTCCCATATTACGGTAATTAAATTTAATATAGATATAATGTAGAATGAGTTTATCATTTGGTAGTTCATAAACTGCATAACCATAAACATGAGATGGATCTTCTTTATCACAAATCATAGTAACCATACTTGCTGCAATAAGAACTTTGATTAAAGGTTCATGTAATTTGTAATAAGTATCATTATTAATATAATTAGCAAAATCTGAATTTCTATTGGAATGAAGCCAAGAGGACATAATGAATTGTAAATCATCAGGAGTTGGAGATCGATAGTTTGCTAATTTCATTTTTTTCCTATATATTGTTCTGCTAACTTATTAAGTTCTTCATCAGAGAGTTTCTCGAGAGTTTCTTCTACTTCAGCTGCTCTATCTTCTCGCTTCATTGCAAGAAGTGTTCTCATGTAATCATTAAGAGTTGCTGCTGCCTTTGTATCTAATAGTTCAATTACTTTGTTTTTCTTAATCTTTTCAACTTCTTGCTGGATGATACCAAGACCTTCTTGTAGGAGTTGATTAACATCCAGTATTTTTCTTTTGGCCATCGTTTAATTCCTCTGTGGCCTGAACGACCCAACCGTAGTTTTCATCGTCAATAGGATTTTTAGTTCCTACCAAAATAATATCCTTTAGATTATCAGCAATAGTCTTATTAAGATTTCTAATCTCTTTGTTCAGTAGTCTAGCCTTTTTCCTGGCATCTTGTAGTTCTTGTTGTTTTTTAGATCGTTGTGTGACGAACCATGATAAGTCTTTCTCCATAATAAACTCCTTACTACCATATTTAAATATAACCCACTACCTAAATATATTTGGCCCTATACCTGATTTTTTTAGGTGGTCTTTCTGCTCTCGCGTAAGATTAACTACCTACTCTCCTATGATCCTCTCTTGCGTTGTCGAGAGATGGTTCGATATTTTTGTAAAATTAATACACCATCAGGATGCTATGACTGAATCAAGAGTAGATGTCATACAGGTAGATGCAATTTAGAGAGCCGTAGAGCCACCTACAAAGAGCTTTTGGCCTGAGATGAGGTGGAAGTAGCATCCGATGTCAAATCAATGTTATAAATTGATTGTGGAGGTTGTGTAACTGAATTTAATGTTTCAATTAAAAATAATATGAATGAGTTATATGCCTTGCTGTGACCCTAGGTAGGCTCTCATATAGAGATAAAGGATCAGTTATCATAGATTGGGCCGACCTACTTATTAACCAACAGAAGATATTAGGAATTAACATGAAGATTATTAACGAAAACAACATATTAACATTATTAGAAGGATTAATTAGTAATTCATATCCAGTTAAATCATTAGCTATTATTAATTTCTTCCTAGAAGAACGAGATAACTTCCTACCAGAGAACCTACATAGGATTAAGTTATTAATGGATATGTATAATATGAAAGCTACCCAACAAGTCACTGCAGGATTTATTCATAGCAAGGCCATTAAGAATGGTCAATATAAGAATAATTCCAAGAAAAATTCAACACCATTTACCACTCCAAGTTTTAAGGAGGATTTTAGAGGTGGAGGAGAATGCAACGGCTGTCATAGTCAAGTAGTTCCAGGTCCAGCTTTCTTTTTATGTTCGGAGCATGGAGAATGGAAGGTTTGGCATGCATTACCAACATGTTTCCCCGCAGCACATAAACAAAGAATGATGGATAATAAAAAGTTTATTGCTTGGAGCAGACCCGCGCCAGCTTTGGCGCCCTGAATGGTACACATGTGTCCGGCAAAAATCGTGCCAACTTGACAGGCGTGGTGCCTCGACTTACGATAAAGTGAGGCGAGATGAAAGGCGCCGAAATTATGAAAAAGTTTAGAGTAATTGAAATCCATGAATTTGAAATGGAAGATGAAAGTTCTTATGAAAGTGAAGAGGATTATGAAGAAGCCTATGCAGAAAAATTAAGTGGTGAATGGATAATTTCTTGCGAAACTATAGAATTAGAGTAGGTGATAATTTACCATCTTAATTGATGGTAAAAGATGAAATTTCTTTTCGAAGAGATCATAGTTTTTCACTTTGGCACCGTCAGCTTAAGAATGATTGGTACATCCAGGATATAGATTATCAGATGTTTCAAGTATATAATAATGAGTGCCAAACTTTAGCATTAATCGAACAGAAGAATGCTAATATTAAAACTATTGATCTAAACGATTTCCAATTTAAAGCTCTCCGTAATCTAGCAAAAGATATTCCTGTCTTCGTTTTATTAACAAATAATAATGAAGAGAAAAACTACTTGAATTTCTATTTAATAGCTGCCAATAATTCAGCCAAACAGTTCTTGTTATCAGCTGGACAAAAGGATCGCAGATATCTAACAGAGAGCGATTATGTTGCATTTGAAGCTTATTTACGAAAAGAGAAGCCTTCTTATATGAAACTGGATAAAGCTTGCATTTTGCTTGATAAATTTAAATTACCTAAAATAATCAATTATGAATAAACAACAGAAATCTCAACACTTTTTTGAATGTATGCTGAAATACTTTCCTCCTTCACGGTATCCTCAATTATGGATTTGGAAGTTATAATATTTTGATATAATATCTTCATCTCCAATGGAGGTTAATTATGGCAAAATATGAAGATAAACGACAATCCAGGTCGCAGAAATACCAATGGTTAATTTGTGAATTTACTGTTAGCAATGAAATTCTATCCTATATTCCTAATAGTAGAAGCATTGAAAACCATTTAAATCCATTTCATTATAATGAAAGATATTATGAATTGGAAGATTTACTAAAACAAAAGACCTGGCAAATAGCAAAAGAAGTTTGCACTCCAAAACAATTCGCCGTATTAAATCTAGTTCTTGATGGCTATACTCAAACTGAAATATCAAATCAAAGTGGAACCAATCAGAGCGGAATAACGAAATCACTTTTTGGCAATTATGATTATAATAATAAAAAGCGTTATGGCGGAGTTATTCCGAAAATGAAAAGATATATAAAAGAGAACAAAGAAATAAAAGAAATATTGGAAGAAATGAATAATTTATTGGAAGAGAAGTTTTGATATAGAACCTTTGCAGCATAGTGCTGCCGGTGGTAGGTTTCCATACGAGCGACCTTCAACCATTTTCTGAACTGTAGAATACGGCATGATTGTATCGGTCATGCCGTATTTTTGCGTTGGCATGATTTTCGCGTGGTTGCCCATCGGATAACGATGGTTAAACTAGTTATATGAAAACGATGACAATGCACACCGCAATCAGCTATCTTGAAGGTCAAGGCTTCCGAGTGGAGAAGCAAATATCTCAAATGAAATGGAACATCTATAAAGGCAAGTTTCAATGTTCTTTGTATATGCAACAGCTTATGGAACTGGCGTGGCAAGTATAATGATATTAGTTATATTTATTGGTTTCTTATCACTATTAATTGCTATGGTAGCAGCACTATGTTGTTGCTTACAAGTGCTTGGAATAGCACTCGAAATTAGTCTAGCATGTCTATGCATTTGTAGCATTCATGCAGGAATTAACGCTATCTGTTACAATAAGTATGTCGCTAAAGTAGAAGCAAAAAAGATTGATCCTCCTTGCGTTATTGTCAATACATGGCAAGAATGGTGTGACCTTCAAGGATTATCAGAAGATTAGATTTTTTTAATTCCTTTAAAAAATCTATATCCTCTTGCATCAATTAGAACTACTCCAAGCTGACGCAGGCAAGCCTGCATATAGTGCCTGTGGTAGTTGTTCGGACTCAATCTTAAAGATTCCTCAATGCTCTCAAAAATTACTTTGCGAGAGAACCTGATGCTGCCTTTGACCGGCACAATAGACCAATGTTTTAAAAAGGCTTGCTGGATAGCATACCTAGTTCTATTCCTACGAATATAATATTTGAGAATAATTTTAGTTAGGTTGTCCATCTCATTTCTTCTCATAAACTTCAAATGTTAGATTAAGAATACGAGTATCATCTGAAATTAATTCTTTAGTTTCAAGAAATTCTTTAATTTGTTCAAGTAATTTTTCTCTATCTAATTGATATTTGATATGTAAAATGAATTTGTATTTAGTATTCATGTTAGTCCTTGGAGCATGGTTTCCTTATTTTGCTGCTCGGCATAATTAGTGCAACATGCAAGACACATGCCAGGCGTCCTCGCTGTCAATTCGGCTGTTCATCTTTGCGATATTGAATCCAGATATTACTTAAATCATTAATATTAATAAAACTCTCCCACAACTCTTTTAATAAATTATCTTCTTTACTATCAGGAACAATTTCTAATATCAATAGTTCATCCTTGAACATTGATTGCTGCCATATCAACCTTGTGAGCTGTCCAACAGTAAATGCCTTGAACTATAGCCAAACAAGCTGCTACTGATGCATCCATATGACCAGTCATAGCAATAACACATGTGCTTGCTAATACTAATAAACTTAATACACCTTTTTTACTTGCAAATATTCCTTGGATTCCTTTTAACATTTGTTCCTCAATTTATTAAAGATATAAGATAATGTTTTTGTAATAATCCAAGTTCCAACTCCAACAATTAATCCTATGATAATTTTAGAGATAAAATCATAAGTTGGAAGCATCATAGTTGAGGAGGCTCCAATAATTGCTGCTATAGTAGAATGGATATGTTGATAAATGAAATTTATCATTGAGAAGCCTTCCATTTCTTAAAAGCTTCAAATTCTGCTATTAATTGTTGATCTTGTTCTTCATATGACATTCGAATTGTCTTGTTATTTTCTGACATTTGTTGTTGAAATAACGAAAGATTATCATCGGTATTAGATTCGTCTTTTAATTTAGTAAATTCGTCCTCATTTAGAAATTGCCAACCATCTTCTTTTTTTAAAGAATCTTGTGGCTGGACATCTACATAAGTCCACTCAGTAATAAAGTCATCTGGCAAAGAATCTTTTATTCTTGATTTAATATGATTTGCTTGTTTATATGCTATTGTTCTCATTAATCCACCCATATAACCCAAAGTTGTCCAGAACCGCCTGTTCCACCAGTAGTTCCACCACAGCCGCCACCTGCACCTGAATTAGCAGCAGCAGAAGAACCAGTAGTAGCGCCAGCAGCAGCACCAACACCTCCAGGCCCACCTCCGCCACCACCTTTTAATCCAAATAATGCCCCACCCGCAAATCCTTGTAAGCTGGAATTACCAGTAAGATGACTGGCATCTCCACCTACACCAGATACCCCAGCATCTCCTCTACCAAATCCATCTGCAATATTACCACCACCTGTTCCTCCACCAAAATGTGCTCCTCTAAAAGTAGCTAAAGAACCAAAAGTAGTATTTGCCCCATCAGCAACTGATCCTCCACCTGCCCCAATAGTTACAGTATAAGATGTATTAGGAACTACAGTAACATAAGCAACTGTTTGAATAGAGCCGCCACCCCCTCCTACATTTGTTCCACCACCAGCACTTCCACCTCCTCCTCCACCATATCCAATGATAATAGCCTCAGTAACTCCTGCCGGAGCTACCCAAGAACCTGATGCCGTAAAGTTTTGTTTAACTAATGCCATTTATTAACCTCGAAATAGTTTGGTGTGAGCAATTAAAATGCCTACCAATGGCACGATCAGATAATCCATTTTGTTTCATATTTTTCATTTCATTGATTTGTTCTGGCGTGAATTTACATCTACCTTTTAAAGCTTTAGATATTTTTGGATTGAAATAAGTCTTACCAACATTCCATGGAACCATTCCTTTTTGAAAAGCTGTTGATGGAGCCGAATGTCCAAGTTTAAATGAGGTAGAGTTTGGAGCCATTCCTGCTGCATGTTTGTTTCCCAAAGAGGCAAGACCTATTTTCTTTTTAGTCTCTTCAGAGTGCTTACCACGAGAACCACCTTGTTTAATATTGTATTGTGGTTTCAATTGTTCAATCCAATAAATCTCTGCCTGATCAGCTTCTTCTTGTGTGCCATAAATCTCAAAAACATTGATGGTAAAATTATCTACTCCATATTTATTGATAGCGTTTTTTAGAATAAGACAGTGTGAACCACCTCTACTGTGAACATACCACCTTTTTTGTATTGGCATAGTAGTTTGTCCAATATACATTTTCCGTTGATTTTGTTTTCTACATAATATATTTGAAACATTGATACCTCCTTGCCAACATAACCATTACTGGTTGAAATTTAATTATATGAAATACCAGTTAACACCGTCCGAACATATAGTCCAAGCTCCCCAGTTAGTTGATAGAACTCTAGAAGCTGCTATACCTTCAATCTTTTCTGATCCATTTCTTACTAATGTAATATTATTGGTTTCAGCTTGACCAGTAGAATCTTTAATAATAAATATTCTTCCATTAGCCGGAGCAGGCAAAGTAATTGCTCTAGCAGCAGCCGTACTACATAGAATAATCATATCTGTAGTAGTAGTATCAATAGTTAGGTCAGCTGCCAGAGTTCTAGTAGTCCAAATTTGACCACCAATCATAGTATTCTTACCAGTAGTAGTTCCAGCTGTTAGTACCCCAGTAGAAACTGTAGAAGAGAAAACAGCAGCTCCAGAGAAAGTTTTAGCTCCCGCCATAGTTTGAGTAGTAGTATTAACAACTCCCGGATTAGTAGCACTAGCAGATTGAGTAGAAATATTAACACCAGAAATAAATAGACCATTACTATTAGCATTGGTATCTATTGCTGCAACTGTAGTTACACCACTTCCACCTGTTGCAGGTTTAGCTTGCCATTCGGTAGAACTATTAACCCAAGTTAATACATAACCATCTTGAATAGAATTAATAGTAGATAAAGCTGTCGCTAAAGCTTTTGTCTTAAGTTTATCTACTTGAGAAGTTGCTGTAGTTCCAGAGACATCTCCTGCATATTTAGTAGCCTCCCATTGACTATTAGAATTATTCCACATAAAAACATAGCCATCATTCACTGAACTTAATGTCTCTACTTTAAATGTATTTCCTTGTGCTTTAGCAACAGTTGGATTAGGATATGTTCCTGATAAATCTCCTCCAGCTGATCCAGTAGCAGTTTGAACTGCATCAAATTTTCCAGATAATGCATTAAAAATATATTGAATTGCCATTAAGTTTTTGTTACCGAAATTAATTGACTACCTGAATAATCAAGTGTTAAAGTACTAATTAAAATTCCACCAGAACCACCATTTTTAAATAAAACAGTTGTAAGATTATTACCAGTATAAGCAAGACTAATATAATCATAAGTAGATGGAATTAATGAATTTAATGTTTGTAAATTAGTAATTATAGTATCTTGTTTTGCTGATGTAGCAGCTCCAGTTGCTAAAACAGATGATGTAACTATAATATTAGGATTTGTCTGAACATAACCATCTATAATAGTATGTTGAGTACCATTAGTTTGATTAGCTAATATTAAATCAATATCAGTTTCAATATCATTTAGTGTAGCTTCTGTAGCAGCACCAGTTGGCAGAGCAGAAGATGATATAATTACATTTGGATTAGTCTGCACATAACCGTCTATTACGGCGTGTAAATTAGTGCCAGTGGCTTGAACTACAGTGAAATTACCAGAGCCAGCATTAGCAGTAATTGTTCCAGTTACAATAACATTAGGATTAGTTTGAACATATCCGTCTATTATTGTATGTTGAGTACCATTAGTTAATGTAGCATCTTTAGCTAATCCTGTCTCTACAGATGCTATCATATTTGAAACTGATACAGTTCCTGTCACTATGACATTCGGATTAGTTTGTACATAACCATCTACAATAACATGAGGATTGGTTTGAACATATCCATCAATACTTACATGACCTGTTATATTTGGATTAGTTTGAACATATCCGTCTATTACAGTATGTTGGCTTCCATTAGTTAATGTAGCATCTTTAGCTAATCCTGTCTCTACAGATGCTATCATATTTGAAACTGATACAGTTCCTGTTACAAGCACATTAGGATTAGTCTGCACATAGCCATCAACAATTACATGTTGTTGAGACGGAAAGTTATTTACATTAATATTCGGATTGGTTTGTACATAGCCATCTATTGAGACATGACCACTAACTATAGTATTCGGATTGGTTTGAACATAACCATCTACTATTACATGTTGTTGAGATGGAAAATTAGAAACTGCTGTTATTTGATAGCCATCGGTTTGATGAGCTAAGATAGCATCTAAATCTGCTTCTACCTCTAATTGAGTAGATTCAGTTGCAACATTAGCTGGTAGAGAAGTAGAAGTTGTTATGTTATCTAAATCTGTATATTTATCTGTCATTGACCAGTTCCTTTACAATTTAGATTTGCATTTAAAGTTCCTGAACCTGTTGTAAAAACATATCCAAATCTAATCCATTTGAATGGTGCAAGACATTGTTTCCATAGATGATTATCAGAAGTGCCTCCAGTGCTAATAATAGATGGTTCTAAAGTAGTCCAATTAGTTGGTGTTCCAACAGTAGTAGGATCATTAGAAGCTTGAATTAAGAGAGAACCTGTAGGTGTGCCACTCCACATAGCTTGGATGCTATATGATGTTATCATTTCTAAATTAAATGGATTTGAATATCCATCTTGCACCATAGAAAAGTTGGTGAAAAGAGGAACGTTTTGTGTTCTCATTAATTACCTCATTCACTCGATGGGCCTTTTCCGTTTCCACGAACATCTAATGTAGCACTACCAGCGCTAGCAGTAATAGAAGCTCTTATCCATTTATAAAATGTTCCATCTACATTCCACATATAGCTACCATTAGCAGCTAAAGATAAATTAGCAGTAGCGCCTGAATTAGCTAAATCTACCCAATTAGAAACTCCGGTTCCATTAAAGTCTCTTCCATTATCATCTGAAGCCTGCAATTTAGCAGTCGCTCCATATGAAGATTGAGATGAAACAGTTACTTGAATACTAAAACCATTGAAATGCTGAACATTCCATGTGGCTGTTGTAACAGTGCCACCCGATGCTTGTGCATAACCATCTAACAAACTTGTATTAACAACTCTCATAATTCATTCCTTCCGATTGTATTAATGCCTACTTATTAACTTCTGAACTGGTGTTTGATATGGATTAGATTTAGGTGTAATAAGATTTAATTTAGTTCCAGTTCCTTTTCCTTGTTTAGTTGATGCTGCAGCAAAATTCTGCTGATAGGCATTAACATTTTCTAAACTTTGATCTAAATGTATTCCCAAGAATAAACTTAATTTTAATCTTTGATCATAATCATATGATAAGGTAGAAGCTTTGCCCGAATAAGCAAACTCTGCAATTTTATTAGACATTTCACGATAAATACTTGGATAAAGAGCTGCTAAAACATCTACTTCTGTTTGAGTTACCGTTCCATTTTGCAATGAATCCAAGATATTCCAAGGATTATCTACAATTCTTAATGCATGTTCAAAGTTTGATAATTCTTGATCAGAGACTTGAGAAATATTCTTTTTAAATGGAGTAATAGTTTTATCAGCATTTGGAAGAATAGATTGTAGATAATTAAAAGTTTTAAGTTGTTGTTCTACATAAGCTTGAGATAATTTAGGCGCTCCACCTTGTGCTAAAGGAGCAGAAAGATTTCCTAATTTATCAGCAGTCTGCTGTGAATTAAGAGATAATTCACTTATCTTTTTAGATAAATCTGTTAGTAATTCATTTCTATCTTTGGCAGAAGTTTTATCAACCTTATGACCTAAAAATCTAGACATAGCAGCTAGAGAAGTTGTGGCAGGTGAGACATTTTTGGCATTACCTAAAATATCAGGAATTCTATCTAATTGTTTAGCACTATATTTCATTGCTTGTTCAGCAAATAATAAACCACCTGTTCCTAAACTTCTGCCATGAAGGAAAGATGCTACAGTAGTTTTTAAATAAGTGCTTTCTAAAGCTTTTTTACCAATAGCTCCTAATAATGGAAGTAAAAGAGGTGTGAAATGTCCAGTTATTATTGCACCACCTATTCCTGCAGCACTTAATCCACCGCCCCAAATAGAATCTGTTAAACCAAAGATTCTATTTCCATGAATTTGTGCTTCTTTATTATTTATTAAATATTCAACATCTGATGCTGCTTTATAATTATCTTTTGCTTTAGCAAAGCGTTGGACTAAACTTGGATCGCCAGTTGCTTCTGAAACTCGACCCATAGCATTATCTATTTCTTCTCTAATTGTAAAATATGCTTGGCGTCTTACATCATTAATAGATGAGCTAACTGTAGAGTCCCATTTAGATAAATCGCCAATCATTACTTTAAGTTTTTGAGCCTCTTCCATAGCTAAAGTGCCAGTTACTTTAAAATTAACACCACGAGGAGTGTTATTTATAAAAGCATAAGCTCCACCTTCTCCTTTAGCTCCAATTTTTATCTCATTATTAATATCAGGTAATCGTTTTTTTACAGTAGAAATAATTCTATCTAATTCTTTTACTTCTTTAACGAAAATAGGTTCATTCCATTCTTTTCTTAAATCAGTTAATTTAGTTAATACTTCACTTGTATCAAAAAGTTGTGAAGCATTTTGTCCATTAGTAGCAATGCGTTGATCTACTTCTTTAACAATATTACCAATTTCTTCACCACTAACTTTTTTAAAATCCGACACTCTTTCTTGAAGAGTATTGAATTTCATACCTTTATTGACAACGCCTTCATCAAGAAGAATCTTGCCAGCATTTTCCAACTTATCAATACCACCAAATTTCTTAATTGTAGCTCGTTCAATACCTGCTCCCGAAAGAACCAAGCTTTCTGGTTTCAAAAAATCAGGAGAGTATTTAAGCATTTCTTTTGTTAATCCTAGAAATTTACCTCCTAATGGACCTAATCCACCAAGTAAAATTCCTGTTCCAATACCAACTGCAAGATGTTCAGCGGCTTCGGCAGGATCTCCAAGACTAGCTTCTGTAATAGCAGTAGGAGCATTAATAACAGCACCTTCAACACCATACCTTGCCATGCTACCAGCAGTTCGACGCAATAAGCCCGGAGCAGCAGCTTTAGCAGCTGCAGCATCCATTCCTCCTGCTACTAATCTATTTGTTAGTTCTTTGGTAGCTAATGCTGTGCCTTCTTCAGTAGCTGCTTTAATTGCAACTTCTTCAGCTCCTCGCTCTACTCCACCAACAATAGCTCTCTCTACTCCTTTACCTGCACCTTTAAATAAAGGCCCACCTACAAACATAGAAGCACCAAAACCAGCTATACCAGCTGTCGTATTTGCTATTTGATGATCTTCTTTAAGAGCTTCCTTCTTGGCAACTTCTAATGGACTGGCTGTTTTATCAAAAATTAACTCCGGAACTCCCATTAAGGTTTCATCTGCAAATTGCCCTATTGCTACATTGGCAGTGCCTTTAATTCCTGTATTAGCAGCTACATATTCTCTGACAGCTTGTTGATGAGGAGTTTCTAATTGATAACCAGCTATTAAGGCTTTAGAAATATTATCAGAAGGAATAGTTCCAGCAATACCATCAGGACCAATTACAGGAATATCAATTCCTTTTTTAAATCCAACAGTTCCATTAACTAAAGCTTGAGGAATTTGATCCATTGGCAAGCGAATAGGTTTGCCCGTAGAGACATCATAAAGCTCATTTAGTTCAGGTGCCCAGCCTTGAAGCGATGCTTTATCAGGTTCAATAGCTGCTGGTGGTAATTCAGAAGTTTTTGTAACTTCTCCTTTGTAAAAAATATCTGCCATGATTATTTATGTGCTTTAAATCCTAATTGATCAGGACTTGGAGGCATTTCTGCTACTGAAGTTGGAGATAATCTGTTCTTTAATCTATCTTGAGAGTTTGAAAGAACTATTTGTCTAGTTTGAGCTAATTGAGCACTTGGCGCATTAGTTCCTGGTCCTCCATAAGCAGATGGATCTTTTGGAATCATTCCTCCAATAACATCAACTGAACCTTCATCCAATGCTCCAGTCTTTTCAGCTTCTTTAATAGCTAATAATGTATCAGCTCTTAATGCGCTCGCTCTTCCAACCATATCACGATCAAGTGTATATCCACCATTAGAATGTTGTGCTCTAAAAGATTCCATTTGATCAATATTTCTAACAATTCTAGCTACTGCAGCATTGCCTTTTTTAATTTCTTCAGCATCTTCTTTAGTTCTTGCCATGAACTGTTGAGGTTGTCCCAATGTTTTTCCAGAATAAGGATCAAATGTTAATGTTACTCCTCGTTCATTAGCATCTTTAACTTTACTAGCATCTGCTGGTTTTAAATCATAAGGTTTAATACCGCTTAATTGTTCAGGAGAAAGAATTGGCAATCCTCCCTTAACTCTTTCTTCATTAGCTTTAGCAGCATATTCGGCTTCTTTAACATTACGATAATCATATGGTTTATTACCAGCTAATTGAGAAGGATCAAGAGGTGGAAGTCCGGCTTTAATTCTTTCTTCATTAACTTTGAAGCCAGCATCTCTACGAGCCTTATAATCTTCATACATTTTAGCACTTGCAGCTGCTTGTGCTGCCATTGCTTGAGCAGCTAATGCACGACTTCTTTGGTCATTAGTTTGACTAAAATCAAACATAGTTTTATCTTTGGCTTCTTGTAAATTAGCAAGTAACTCATCACCTTTTAATCTTGTCTTTTCAGATTGATTTCCTGATAAAATCTCTTTAACCTTCATTTCAACCATATCAAGATAATCTTTCTTGGCAGCTTGACGAGCCAATTCAAGATTACCAAATTGTTTCATTCTTTCTCCCAATAAACCTTTACGCTGTTCAATGGAAGTTCCTTGATTTTTAATATCAAATTCTTGAGCAGAAATATCACGATCAATAAATTTTTGAATAGTCTCTACAGCTGGATTAGCACCACCTTTACGAGTTCCACCAGCTCCTAAAAACATACCAATAGTAGCTACCATTTTGTTAGCAAAAGGTAAATGTGTAAATCCACGAGTTGGATCAATCTTTCGTGCTCCAAGTTCTTTAGATTCGGTATTTAATGCATCTAAATTTTGTTGAACAATTTCATTTTCTTTGGCTTTGGTTTTATTCTGTTGATCAATCATTACAGAATATTCTTGAGATTGTCTTTTAGCAACTTCGGCAAGTTGTTGATCTTCTCCTGATTGTAATCCTACATCACGACCCACAATATCCTTTTTAAGATTTCCTTCTTCAGCTAATTGAGTTTTACGCTCCCTTTCACCGGGAGTAAGATACTTCTCTTGATCAGTTGGACCAGCATATGGATTAGCAATGCCTTGAGGTTTTGGTAAGGTTAAAGCAGCTTGAGGAGCTGTTTCTGCTGGCGTTTCTGCTGGCGTTTCTGCTGGTGCTGTTAAAGCAGAAGGAGGAGGCCTTCCACCCACAACTTGATCAGTTGGAAGATTGTTTTTCTCTGCATCTGCCTTTTGAGCAGCTGCTACTTGATCTGCTGTTAAAGGAGGATTACCAGACTTTTGTTGTGCTAATGCAAGCATTTGAGTTGGAGATAATCCGAATAAAGAGCCTTGTTCTGGTGTTTGTTGTGTTAAAGGAACAGCAGGATGAACTGTTGGATTAGAAACAGGTTGTTCAGCAGTTTTAACTTCTGCTTCTGCTTTTTTGCCTTCTTTTTGAATAGCAGCATCTCTTGATTTAGCATTGGCTGCTTTCATAGCATCATAAAGATCAGTGCTTATTAAGCCTTTAGCCAACATAGCATCTACTTGTTCATCTGATAATGCCATTATTTTTTACCTTTCTTACTTTCTAATTCATTAAGTCTTTCATTTAAAAATGCTTGTGATGCTAATAAAGTTCCGAAACCTTTACCATAATCTACTTGTAATTTACCATCAGGTCCAGGCTTAACCATTGATTTGCCTAAATCTGTCTTTTGTAAATCTTGTGCCATTGGAGATACATATCTTCCTTCTCCAGCTCCAGGTAAATCTTTATATTCTGGTTTATATTCATATTCATAAGCATGCTGTTTATCTAGGAAATTGGCAATTTTGGTCTTTTCATCAGACATTTCACTTAATGGATTATTGAAAGAAGATTGATCAAATGCCGCAGATGCTGGTCCAGATATTGGATTTGCACCAGCTCCTTTTAGAGTATTTAAGAAATTAGAAATTTGCATATTTCCCGATGTAATGCCTTGTTTCATTCCAGCTGGAGAATATGATTTAACATTCTTATCTGACCAAGTTTGCGTATCATTTGGATCTATATGAGTAATATCCATATTACCAACAGCAGGAGGATTATAGACTGGCATTTGAGAAGCACTCCAAGTTTGTTGTGGTGCTGCAAATCCATAAGGATTTTGTCTTTGAATATCAGCAGTTCCATTCAAATTAGTTGGACTCATTCCACCTGGCATAGCAGTGCCACCAGGCATAGCAATTGCAGCATTAGGATTATTCATTATTGGATTAGTATTAGTATTAGAGATATCTACTGGCTTCACAAAAGAATTAGGTTTAGCATCTGCTGCTGTTTTTAATCCAGGCGCCATACCTCCAAAGAATCCTCCCGATTGTGCTTGTTGTGCTTGAGGATTATTTCTTCCTCCACCTATAGCCATACCAATACCTGTCATAGTAGATTTTAATTTACTATTTTCAGCACTTAAATCTTTTGCCTTTTCATCAGAAGTAGCAATTTTACTTCCAACTTTACCAATTAATGCTCCAGCTGGATTAGATGAATGTTGTTCTTTTTCTGGTAATTGATATTCACTAGAAAGATGCTCTATTCCATTCATATATTGATTTAAGAAATCTCCAATCTTATCTTCACCTCGTGTAACAGATTGTTTAATTTCTTCGTCAGAACCTGCAACAGCTCCAAAGGCTTGTCCTATTCCTGACATAAAACCACCAATGCCTTCTCTGGCACCTTCATATCCTCTTTGAGATAATCCACCATATCCAAGATTAGCTTGTTGCTGTAATCCTTGATAACCCATCATCGCTTGTTGTTGTCTTGCATCTAATCCTAAACCAGCTTCAGTAAAGTATCTGGACATAGCATCATTCAAAGATTGTTGCTGTAAATTAGCTTGCAAGTTTGCTTGATTAGCTTGTTGTTGATATCCAGTATTACCAAACATTCCTTGGTTATAATATTGCTGATTAGCTAAATTAGATTGTTGATTTAGATTTGCTTGTTGCAATGCAAATTGGTTAGCATATTGTTGATTTGCTAATCCAGCTTGTTGATATTGTCCTGCATTAAATTGATTCTGTTGATTTTGTGCAGCCATATTAGCAAGACTCATTTGCTGTCCAAATTGACCTTGCTGTAAAGCAAATTGATTTCCAGCACCTTGATTAGCTAAAGATAATTGAGCATTTAATTGAGCTTGTTGTAATTGTCTATCATTCATAGCACCAGCAGTAAATAGACCAGCTTGTTGAGATAGACCAGCTTGTTGAGCAGAACGACTATTAAGAGCAGCCTGATTAGCCAGAGCAGTTTGCTGTTGGAGTTGAGCTTGTGCATTAGCGACATTAATATCTTGTTCTCTGCCAGTTTGAGCTACTCCTGCTAATTGTTGTCTAGCTGCTAATTGTTCTTGAATTCTCATTTGAGCAGCATCAGATGCAGTTTTCTGATTTACATTAGCTGCTTCCATAGAAAGATTACGTTGAGCTAAAGCTGGATTACCACCTTGTGCTGCTGCTAAACCTGCTTGTTGAGAGATATTTCTCTCTGCAGCAGATCGTAATTGACCTTCTGCTAAAGAAGGTCCTCTTCCAGCTGCTTGTTCTTGTAATTGAGACATTAAACCAGTTTGACCTGCTCTAAATTGTGCATCTTGTCGGCTTAATTGTGCTGCTCGAGCTTGTGCTGCTGGATCAACTTGTGCTCCACCATATCCTTGAGCTTGTCCAATATTGATATTGCCAACTCGTTCTGCATTGCCTAATTGAGCTTGTTGTCCTTGAACAGCATTACCAGCTCCAACTCCACCAAATCTTTCAGCATTACCAATAGTAGCGCCTTGAGTTCTTTCTAATGCATTCAAATCAGTTTGAGCTGCTCCCATAGTAGGAGCTGCACGACCTTCATATTTAGCAGTTTGTGCATTTAATTGAGCACGACGAGCATCTGCTTGAGGATCTTGCCAAGCTTTATATGGATCTTCTTCATAAACTGGATCACCAGGATCAGTTCCATTAAGATATGCTTCCGCTCTTTTAGAGTCAGCTGGCATTTGATAAACAGTATTACCATTAGCATCTTTTTTGGTATTACCAACTGGACTTTGAGGAAAACGCTGTTGTCCGGTTCCCATCACACCAGGTGAAGAACCAGAACCAAAAATTGCTTTTGTTACGCCAAGATCGCCTAATCCCACAGTTACCTCACATCCATTATTAGAACACTATATTCTGGCTTGCTTGCATGCATACCATGTTGATTACAATTCTTAATAATACTTTTGTTATTAGTCCAACCACAAACTAAATTAAATCCATCTTCTTTAGCTTGCTTAAATATATGTTTAGATATTAATTCTACAGCTTTATATCTATCTTCTTTAATGCAATCTGGATTAGATACTATATTCTCTAAATATGCTAACTTACTATTAGTTTTATAATATGATGCAAATATAATGCCATCAATCATATAGTTGTCTTCAGGATACCACCAATCTGGAAGAGTTGTCATTTGCCATTTCTCCATCCAGCCTCTTAATTGCTGTAAATCCGTTGTTAAATCTGCTTTTCTAATTTTCATTCAATACCGGCCCAATCTGCAAGATAACGATGAAGTTGTGCTATTTCTGTTTGAGTTGCAACACGATCTGCTAAACCTGTATTGCCTATTTTACCAGTAAATCCATTTCTAATTGTAGCTTCATCAGTCCCCATAGCAGCTCCAATAGCAAGCAAATCACCATTATCATTGCTTGGATAAGTTGATACTTGATACATTAGAGAATGTGAAAGATTTCCATTTAAATAAACTCTAACGAATCCATCGGCACCATCTTGAGCAAACCAAGTCATAATAAATGTATAGGCCGTATCATTACTTAAATAATAATTAGAAGTTGGATGAGTATTCGCTCCTACCCAGCCTTTTAATCGTCCAAAAGTTCCAGTATCAACAGGAGCTGGATCGATTTGTAAATCAAATCCTGGATTAGTATATTTAAGAGCCCATAAACTACCAGTTAATGTAATATCATCTGGTGATACTACTCCAAAAATTGTAAAATGTGGTGGTGATGAAATAGCATTTGCAAAACTAGTATTATTTGTAACTGCTAAAGCATCTCCTCCATCAAAATGAGCACAAGTATGACCATTAATAGTTGTAGATGATGGTTGTTCTCCAGCATTAGCTTGTGTAGTATTATAATTTCCAGTTTCATCTACATAAGTTCCAGCCCCATCATAATTTTCTTTATACCAACGAAGTAAATGGCCACTATTAAAAATAGAGTCTGGTGCTACTCCAGTAATAGCAGAATCTGCTGCTATACGATTCATATCTAAACAAGCAGAACTATATTTAAAATCATCTGAAATATTTGTATCATTAGTTAATGCTGATCTTTGAACACCTAATGTAATAAAATCATTATGTTTTAGATTTAAAATACAAGTTCCTGAAACAGAATTCTGATTACCACCACTAGAACCGCTATTCACTAATACTACTGGAGTGCTTCGAGGACCATAATTAACACAGACTACAATTTCCCATCTATGATCAGAGGCATTTATAGTTGGATCCATTGAAATAGACCAAGTAATTTTATATTGTCCATCTGATTGTCCAACATAATCTATATCTGTTAAAGTAATTAAAGTAATATTAGCATTATAACCATTATTACTTGCTTGAAAATATTTTGATAAAGTTGTTACTAATAATGGTGAAGATATACTTGCTACAGTAAATACTAATGGATATTGTGTATTTGTATCTATAGAATTTCCACCAAATAAATTTTTATTTGTTGTATATCCTGGATCCCAAGGAAATATTGGATAAGAAATTTCAGCATAAGATGCAACAGGTGGTAATCTTGACTCCCAACGAGTATCAGATTGATTCCAAGTTAAAACATATCCATCTAAATTTGGAGTTTCTGCCTTAACTGAATTGTTTTGAATTTTAGCAACGGTAGGATTAGGATAGGTTCCTGATAAGTCGCCCCCTGCTGAACCTGTAGCTGTTTGTACAGGAATTTTTTTAACTTCAAATTCATTATTGGCATTTACCCAAGTAGGAACATAACCGTCTTGTGCAGAACTAGGAGTTTCTGCCTTGTAAGCATTGCCTCTAACTTTAGCTACAGTTGGATTAGGATAGGTTCCAGATAAGTCGCCTCCTGCTGAACCTGTAGCAGTTTGAGTTGGAATAGGTTTGGTTTGATATTCGGTGCTTCCATTGATCCAAGTGATAACATAGCCATCTTGAGCTGATCCAACAGAAGACATAGAAACAGCTAAATTTTTACCTTTTAATTTATCTACAGTATTAGCAGAGCTGGCTCCAGAAACATCTCCAGTTAATGTTACTGAACTAGATGTTGGAATAGGTTTAGCTTCCCAGTAACCATCGGCATTGACCCAAGTTAATGCATAGCCATCTTGAGCTGATCCTTCAGTTTCTGGTTTAATAGGATTGCCTTGGATTTTTTCTACTACAGTAGCAGATAATGGTCCAGTTGCGTCTCCAACTAATTTTGAATCATAACTCATTTAAATGATACTCCATATAGCAAAAGCATTTGGTCCGGTTGCAATTCCTGTAGCAACAAAATGCCTACTTTGAAAATTAACATTCATAGTATATGTCGCTCCAAACCCACCAATATCGTGTCCATTTCCATTAATAATAATATTATGTGTAGCAGCTATTCCAGTAGCATCTTTAACTATTATAGATCTTCCAAAATCAAAATCACCTGGAAGAGTAATAGTAATACTTGTTGTTATTGGTCCTACTGATATAATTACATCTTGATCAGTACAGCTAAAATTAGTTACAGGACTTACTATTGGTCCAATTAAATTTCCAGTATAACTAATGGTTCTACCATTAAATGTCATACTTGCAATTCCACCACCATTTTTAATTACTACTTGAGTAGTAGTTCCATCACCAACTATTACTGAATATCCGGTTCCGGCCGTAATGAGTACATTATGACCACCACCTAACCCTAAATCATTTTCTGACCCACTTGATAATATTAAAGCACTACTACTAGAAAAAGGTGTTAAAGTAATATTAGCTGTACTAATACTATTATCTCCAAGATTTATTATTGATAATAATGGATTAACTTGATACTTACCAGTTATTGTTTTAACAGTAGGATTAGGATAAGTTCCTGCTAAATCACCACCTGCTACTCCAGAAGGCGCACTACTAGAAGCTATAATTGGTTTTACTTCGAATTCGTTATTAGTATTCACCCAAGTTAATGCATAACCATCTTGAGATGCTCCAAGAGTTTCTGCTTTAACTGCATTGTTCCTAATTTTAATTACATTTTGAGAAATAGATGTTCCACTTAAATCTCCTCCTGCAATAAATTGAATTGCAGTCGGTAAGGCTTTCCAATAGCCATCAGTATTATCCCAAGTTAAGGCATATCCATCTTGAGCACTTCCTATACTTGCTAATGAAGAGTTTAAAGATTTAGTTCTTAATCCAATAACAGTAGGATTAGGTAAAGTTCCTGATAAATCTCCACCTACCGTAGCACCTGCAATAAGATTATTACCAATAATCTTTGGTTCCCAACGGAGTAAAGTTCCATTCCAAATATTAATATAACCATCTAATGCTGGAGGAACTGCCGTCCAGTTATCTAAAACAGAAGTTGCTGGTATTCTGGAACAAGTCCATTTAATAGTTCTTCCAGCTATTCCTAATATCTGAACTCGTAAATTGATTCCATTAATATTAACATTAGCAATACATCCTTTTAATGCATCACTTGAACCAATAGTAAATGGAACTATATGAGATGGAGTTCCAACAATAACTGGATAACCATCTACATTCTTTAATTGAATATGGATTTTACAAGTTGCTACTTCAAAATTAGTTAAATCATATCCTACAATTTCTAATGTAGTAGTCTGCCCACCATTATTGGCTAAAAAGGCTCTTTCACTAAAAATAGTAGTTAGAGTTGCACTGTCAGTAGTGGTTCCTACCGTAGAAGTAAAATCTAAACTAATTTGTCCGTTAATTGCCATATTAACCTATAATCCACCAATCGGCGCCATCTGATATTAGTTTAATATTTTTGAAATTAGTATTCATTACATAACTTGCTGCTGTTCCTTCAATTTTCTCTGAACCATTTCTAATGATTGTAATATTATGAGTGGCAGCAGTTCCACTTTTATCTTTAATAATTAAAGTTCTACCAGCAGCTGCAGGACTTGGTAATGTAATTGATCTAGCAGATGTTGTATCTACTAAAATTACATAATAACCATCTCCACCTGAAGATAAATTTAAATTGGCAGATAAATTAAAATGATCAGTTATTAACGCTCCATAAATTGCATTAAAATTATCACTATGACTACCTTCACTTCCTAAAGTTGATCCATGAACACAATTTAATCCATTAGTACCAAATATTGTAATTCCACCTGTTCCACCTGTTCCAACATTAATAACTCCAGCACCTGGAACTGAAACTACTGAAGCTGATGCTATACTTCCGAATGTTTTATTACCACCAAATGTTTGCTCACCCGTATTAACCATACCTGGCTTTTCTAAAGTAGCAGATTGAGCATATAAAATATTAGAGATAATTTGTAATGCATTATCAACTTGACCTTGAATATCAAAAGATCCAACACTAGCAACAGAAAATACATTTGGTTCCCAACGAGAATTTGCTGCTGACCAAGTTAAAACAGTTCCATCATTTGGAACTGGAACAGATGTCCAAGGATCTAATACTGATAGAGATGGATCTCTGGCACAAGTCCATTTAATAGTATGACCAGGAACTCCTAATACTTTAACAGTTATATTGGTTCCAGAAATATTTACAATTACTGAACAAGTCTTTAACTCATCACTTGATCCAATAGCAAATGGCACTAAATGAGCAGGATTACCTACCATAGCTGGATAACCATCTACATTTTTTAACATAACATAGATTTTAGATGTTGCTATTAAATCATTGGCAAAATCATTGCCAACAATATCTAATGTAATTGCAGCCCCACCATTGATAGCTTGAAAGGCTGGCGCTGTATAAATAGTAGTTAGTGTTGTTCCATCTGTCGTAGTAGCGATGGAAGTGCTATTGAATAAATCATAAGTAATTTGACCAGCGATTGCCATTATGAACTCCCTACATTTTTATTAGCTGGCAATTTGTTAAGACCAGTCTTCATTCCAGCTTGTAATGTAATTGCTGAAATATTAAAGCCTTCATTGAATGGTGCTGATTGTGTATCTTCCACTTTTATCCTAATTGCTGAACATTTCTGTTGTGCTAAATGAATCCTAAACTGATATGGAATATAATTTCCTCCATATACATCTCCATCTGTCTCTCCATATGGTCCAATAGCACCATAAGAGAATTGTCCAATTACATCATATCCATCAAATGATGCCGAATCTGTATAAATTGGTGAGTAATCATATGCGAAACTAACAATTCCATGATGTGCGCCTTTATATTCTCCAAGTATTTCAACTCGATATACTCTTTGAAATCCATTTAATCCACTTAAAGAAAGATTAGATGTTTCTAAAACTAATGGAATGTGTTGAGTATTTCCAGTATTAGTCTCATCACTAAAGGAATCTGTGTTTTCTTGGAAGGTTCTACCATCACTTCTCAATAAAATAAAGGAATTCTTATATAAATCGCAATCAACTCCTTGATAATTAGTGAATGTTCCCCATTGATCTACGAAATAATCATAAATTAATGCCACTCCATCTTCAGTAATATATCTAATTTGATTCTTACTGCTCAATAATACTACTGAACTGATAGTTAAATCATTGAATTTCTCTACAGGAGCACCAATATATTTAACTTGTAATGATCTATCTAATAGATAAATACCTTTTGAAGACTTAAATATTAATCCAATAGGACTAAAGACTACGGAATTAACATTATCACAGCCAACATCTGTAGTAATTAGTTGAGGTTCGGAGAAATCTCCTTGTCCAATGTTATTTGGTCCATCTCCACTAATGAAAAAGATTTGATTAGTCTTAAAGATAATCAATTTATCATCCATTGGAGCTAATGCAACTATTATTCCACCTCTATTATCTAATTCTTTACTAAAAATTTCATTAAATCCCACAGCAAAGTTAATATCATCTGGTGATAAGATTTTACTGTAATTAATTTTATTCTTATCTGCTAATCCTGCAATAAATAACCTGTTTTTAAAGGTTGTAATGATAGAGCAAGCAGATGCACTGCCATTATCTAAAACTCCACCAGTCGTATAAACTAATTCATTGGAAATTAAATCAGCATCTGACATAGTATCAATAAAATAAACATCTGTAATATTTGGATTAGTTGATGATATTAATGTAATTGGATTAAATAGAGGAGTTACTTTATAGAATAAATCTCCTTGTCCATTACCTTCAGTTCGATAGATTTCTAATGTGATACCAGTTTTTTTAGTTAAATCTAGAATTGGCATCTTGACAGAAATACTATTAGTTGTTAGTCCGTTGGAGATAACAATTTGTTTAGGCACTGAAGTAGTGCTGCGATGAGTTCTACCTTGGTTATCAATCCATTTCCAAAGAGCTAAATAAGAATAGGTTCCATTTGAGATACTACCTTCTGTAATGTTTCCAATGGTTGGTATTCCAGTAGCACCAGCAGATGCATTCGTTATTACCAATAATGGAGGATTGGTATTATTGGCATGAATGATAAAATCTGATATTAAAGCCAAAACTGTTGCTGTTGTAGTTGTAACAGTATATCCATCATCATAAGAATTAATATCTACCTGTAATCCAGTTCTACCAGCTAATACAGGATCAGTTCCAATTCCATCTATTTTATACCAAACATAATATCTATCGATATTTACTGCTGTGTTAATTGTGAAATATTGTCCTGGATCAATGCGAGTGGCAGCAACCATTTGAAAGGCACTGACTTGTGCAACAATAGAAGTTCCAGTTGTAGTTACTGTTACATCCATTAATGTATTATCTAATGAAACATTTTCTGGATATAAATGAAAGTTATTCTCAAAGAATTGACTTCCATCGTAATTCTGAAGAATTCCACCTATAACATAAAGATTATCATTTAGATTAGCTGAAGAGAAATGACTCTTGGAAACATAATCCAATTCAATCTTGGTTACTCCAGTTAATGAAAATGTCGTGTTATCTGCTGATTGAAGCTTACCTTTCTTTAATGAGGCAAAGTTAAAAATACCATTGCTAACTGGAAAATGTTGAGAATATAAATATCCATCTTCACCTTCTTTAGTAAGAGCTTTACTATAAGTGTATCCATCAAATACTATATTACATAGTTTATCATCAATACCACCCGATACATTATCATTTACTTTAGAAATAACTTCTAATTGATCATTAAGAATAAAATAAGTTGATTGTAAATCTAAAGTAGAATCTATATTAGATTGATGAATTGCTACTATATATGGCACATCATTTTGAACAAATGGTTTAGAATGTAATCCTATTCCTCTTTTAAGTTTAATATCAAATAATTGAGTTACAGCTAAAAACTCTCCATGTAGATAAACATTTAATTTACATGCTTTAACATAATAATGATATTCTTCTGGTTTAGCAAATTCCATAAAGATTTGAAATGAAACTCGATCATCAAATGGCCTATCATTCCAGATAAAGGAAATCTTATTTAATTCACTAATAGTAAAATTGGTAGAAGGTGTTGTAATTTGTAATGGAACTAATGGTCCTACATAGTAAGTTACCACTTTAGCAATCCACATAGAAGATAATGTAGTCCATATCATTGCAGCACCAGGTGCAGCTGCACCGGCTTGACCAAATGAAATATCTCCCAATGCTGTTAAACTAATAATCCTTGGTGCTTGATAACCATCAGTATTGACATTTTCTATTACTACAAAACTTAAATCTAAAGTTGCAGGTTCAACATTATCAGAATCAATCTTAATAACTCTTGGAGTCTTAAAAATTAAACTACTATTATAACGAGCTGCATATCCTAAATAAATATTATTATGAGCTGCTGTTAAGATATTATCTACATAAGTTAAACTACTTGTTAAACAAGCATCATAAACATGATTCTCATGCAAATCTGAAGCTGCAGTTTCTACTGGTTTTAATATTTGGATGGCATCAGTAAAAACTCTATTAAGTTGAATGCTGGTTCCATTGGTATACAATATTACAAATTGACTGGCGAGGTTTTCAGTGGCAGGTAATGCCAGGACAGCAGGACGGTCGCCACTGCTATTTATAACTTTGTCTGCAACCAGGAAATTGCCCGTTATGGAATCCACCACACTGTATCTAATCCCGCCTCGTGAATCTTCCCAAACATAACATTCTAAATCACTAATCTTGGCCGAAGATGTATTGAATTGTTGATGTTCATTCCTAATTACTTGAAAAGTACTGTTAATAACAGATGAAACACTTCCTTTATCTAACCAATGTTCATTATATTCTAATTTAGAGAATGCTTTCTTACCATTAAATAATAGTAATTGATCTTGATAAGTAGATAAAGCTTGACCTTCAGTAATATGGTCAAATGTAATATCAATTTGATTTGATAATAAATCTAATCCATTTCGTTTATTAATTTTGCCAGTATTGGTAAAGAGACCATTTTGAAGATTAAGTAATTTGCCAGCAACTACTTGTTTATCATCAGTTTTGGTATCAACTCCTTGAGCAAAGGCGATAGGAATATTTTGTTTCTGAAGTGCCATTTATTCCTTTAATCTGCGTAATATGGAATTTTACGAATTGTGCTATTGATCATAATTCTTAAATAACCAACTGGAGCAGCAGGTAAAGCATCAGCACCACCAGTGGCAGAAACTTGAGTTGATGTATCAGCTTGTTCTAATTGTAATGAAGGAGTGCTTAATACAATATCAGTATCACCTTCCCATATTATATGAGATACTTGTCCAGAAATAGTATCAACTGCAGTCATAAGAATATTATCTGTATCAGAAGTTAATACTATATTGTTGCCAGTGGAATGTAATGTAACATCATTGCTAGATGTTAATGTAATTAAACTTGTTGTTAATACTACAGACGTGCTTCCTGTATGTAAAGAAGAACCAGTAGCACCAGTTATTGTTGCAGTTCCAGTTTGAGCTGTCATAGCAGTATTGGTTTGACCACTAATAGCAACATTGGCAGCAGAACTAATAAGTTGAGTAACTCCTTGTCCAAATATAGTAACAGCATCATTGGCTGTTAATGCAATATCATCTCCTGCTGTTAGATTAATATCCTTACCTGTTCCTGAAGTTAATGTTAAATCTCCAGTAGTTGTAGTTAAATCTATGGTGGTATAACCATCAATATTAACTGCAAGGCCTCTAACTTTAGTATTAGTAGCAGTATCTCCTACCAAAACCACGTTGGTTCCATCTATCTTGATAAGATTTCTATCTAAAGTATCTAAAGAATTTCTTCCTACAAGTGCAGTGTTATTATTCATTCCAACTAAAGCAGAAACTCCAGTTAAATGTCCAACTTTAGGTGAAGTAGCAGTAGAACCTGTTCCAGCCAAGTCTCCTGCTAATTTAATAGTTCCGAAAGATGTTGCAGTAGCAGTGCTTGCTAACTTATTTACTACATTCCAGTCACTAATGCCATCTGATACTAATGTTAAACTGCCAAATGCTGTAGAAATAACGGAAGATGTTGCAACTGTATCAATAGTATCGGCTCCATCAGGAGAAACTGTAATATTATTGGAAGCTGCTGAACCAGATGTATCTTTGAAGACAAAATATCTACCAGCAGTTACAGCTGCTGCTTGAGGTAAATTAATAGTCCTGGCTGCTCCTGTATTAACATCAAAATAAACAAAATTATCAAGAGGATTAATAGTATAATTACCATTTAATAATTTATAAGACCAAACATCAATGGCTAGAGAGCCAGTATCCAAAGAATCTCCAGTAGTTAATTGAATTGGAGTTCCTGAAAGATTATTATAGTATAAATCTCCTGTTTTAACATATAGAGCACAAACATCACTGGTTGGTAGAACAGCTGCGTTACTCTGCATTTGCGAAGAGCGCAATTCAACAGCATCATTACCATTAAATGGTAAGTCAGTGTTAATATTAAGACCAGCAGTAGGAATAAGTTGTCCTTCACCAGAGATATGGCGATGACCATCGACTGCTGTAAATGCATTATTAAGTTTAGTCGCCCAAGTTGGATCTAATGAAACTCCAACTATTGGTAAATCTAAAATCATATACTGTGTTGTCATGTCATTCCTTCCGAATTAAAAAACTCTTAAACTAACTCTACAATTAAATTCAGTTCTTAAAGTTAATATCAAAGATGATGTAGTATTAGCAACTCTCTTTATATCTGTAAATTGATCTTTATCTACCACTATCCATCCTTGTAAGTCTCTTCCTAATTTGTGATTAATTAGATTATCTTGCCCAGCTATTAAGTCTATATTAATTATATTAATACCATCTAAATAAGGATCTTTTAATAATGGAACTAAAACATTATTAATATTATCTTGAACCAGGTTTAAATCACGACTATCGGTATTAAGAGTTCGAAAGACTTTAGCTGCCATGATCCTTCTTTATTTTATCTACAATTTTACGCACTCTTTTACTGGACTTCTTTTCGGGAAGCTTCTCAAAATCTTTAGAAGACATTTCAGAAGCCCACTCCTTTGCCATCTTTGGATGTTGTGAAAACATATATGCTTGTTGTGCTTGACTTTTAAATGGCATTAGAACCTCACCAATGGATCATCATAAATATAATTTCTTACATCTGAAACAACTTCTGGACTACCAGCATCTCTATTAGCTGCCATTGAATCAATTCTTGCAGTTAAATTAGCTTTCTGTGCCATTAGAATAGAGACATCAGACTCTTCCTTCTGAAGGCATTTGATAGCGGCATCTACAATAATATATTCATGCCAGTCTTCTAAATTAGAAGCTGTATCTGAATCTACTATCATATTAGTCCAAGCAGGAATGAACCAGCATTGGTAGGTTCCAGGTGCTTGATCAGCTGGAATTATCTTAATTCTCTGACCTACTATTCTATATTTGATATTAGTCAGTCCAAGCATAGCTCGATTGATTTGACGATTGCCTCGATTGCGTTCTTCAAAGGTAAATTTGTGTATTGTTACCCAGTCTCCACTAATCTGAAAATCTAATCCTCTTAACTTATAGAATTGACTTGGTAATGTATAACCATCATCTGGTGATGTTATGGTAAAGGTAAAAGAATCAATATAATAATCTTCAAATCTAGAAACAATTAGATCATAAAGTTCAGCGCCACTATTATTAATATAAGAATTCATTTCAGAGTCTGATATGAAGGAGGAATTAACCATATCAGCTCTTTGTTTGACAGCAGTTCGAAGTTCGGCTAAAGTAATTGTCATTATCATCCTTGAAAAAATGGCGCTACATAGATATTCTCTATTAGCGCCAGATTATAGAATAGAGTTTATTATTTAATACTCTTTGCCAGATTTAGTTTCAGTATCTTCTTCTTCAGGAGATTCGCCCATTTCATGAGCATCATGCATTTCCATAATATTACAAAGAGCTTCTCCCAAAGCTTTGGCATCTGATTGTTTAATTGCAGAAAGTATTGCATCTCCTGCAGCTTCATACATCATATCCTCTTCATTCATATCAATTTTCTGAACAAAATCTTCAGATTGTTTTGCATCTGGCTTACGTTCTACTTGCATAGAAGGTTTATCGCCCATTGGTTTTAATTTACCAACAATAATATCTACTCTTCCCATATTATACCGTTGAATTCTTTAGAACAATATTAACAGTAAATCCACAGATAACAGAAACATCTGTTGGAACACCAGTAGAAGCACAACTACAAACTACAATAGACTTGACATTAACTAAAGAAGCTCCACAATCAGCTCCATTCTTATCAAGACATTGGTTTAGTTTCCAGACTTGATTAGCATTAGTTCCTTGACTAGAAGGTGTTAGACCAACATGTAATACTTTAGGATATTCATCTTCAAGTGTAATGGTGTAAGTTCCAGTAGTAGTTCTAGCTACCGAAGCTCCTAAAATTGTCTCTGAAACTACAGATGCATCAGCTGCAATGCTAACATATCCATCTAGCATTACTAGACCTTTTTCAAGAGAACCTTTGAATTGATTAAACCAGCGATTTGCCATATATTTATTCCTTTTTTGATATCAGTCAGTTATGATATGATATTGGCTATTTGCCATAGACTCTCCATAGCCTACTACGGATATGAAGAGTTTAAATATAATCAGTAAGAGGTATAAATCATATTAATTATATTAATTCCAAGATTCAAGCCTTGCTTGGACTGGCTATAAGATTAGAAAGTTGTTGGTGAAGTTACCTGAAGGTTAATATTCCAACCTGGAGCACGACAACCAGCATTACCATAGAAGCCATAACGGACTTCAACACCGTCAGCAGAAGCTTGACGAAGCATTTGAAGACCATCGGTATCGATGACACGAACTGCTTTTCCAAGTGAATATAGTTTCCAAGTATTAAGTTGGAGACCGAAGACACGGTTAGAAGGACAGTTTTGATCAGGAATAACCTTGATTGGACCTCTTGGACCATTAACAAGAATACCACGGAAACCAATCTCGGCATTCATCTTGACATCGACATATTGAACCTTGGTTCCAAGTGCCTTTTCAAGAGCAGAGAATTGTGCGTAGCTCATCATATAATGATCAATCTTGCCACCTTCTCTTGCAACTAAAGAAGCTCCACCAATTAAGGCTTCTTCAATAGGAACAGAGCTTGCATCAAGACGAAGACCACCAAGTCTTGTTACGTCAGAAGTACGATCAACACCAAAGAATGCAGTAGAAGCAGGAGCAGAACCTGGACACCAGGCTTCTAATCCAGCAACAACAATTCTGGATGGAGTTCCGGAATCTTGTCTATCACCTTTCTTAAAGATGAAGTCGCCAGAAGTAAGACCAGTAATACCTGAAAGAGTTCCAACAGTCATAGAACCAGCAGAACGATTAACTGCCGTAACAGCTACGCTATCACCAGAGTCTCTTAATGCATCGCCACCATCAGAAGCAGCAAATTGAAGCACATCTCCTACCTCGAAATTGACAACATCATTGGCATCTAATAGTGTTAATGTAGTGCCAGTTACTGTAGCATTAACATTACCAACAGAACCAAATCCTGAGCGGTATAGTTTGACAGCTAAAGAACGAGTTAAAGCATTAATTGCTCCATCAATTTCAACAGTTGCAGCTTCAAGGAATGCATTTGCATTGCCTTTAGAGGCTTCAAGAGTTTCATTATCAATAGTTGCAATGCTATAGTCTTTTACTCTGGTAAGTAAGAAGGCATCCAATTTGCTTGTAGTTGTTCCACCTTGAGCTACAGAGAAAGTAGCGGAACGGTTTTGTGGATTACCACGAATCAATGGAATTGGTAGGTTTCTTCCACCGAAGTCTTCCATCTTTGCCATTAATGCTAGGAGTGGATTATCCTTATAGACGAGGTTTTCAACCATGTCGTCAGTGTAGTGTTGCTTTAAAGCTGCATCGAAGCTGGTCATATCAAGTGACATATTAAATCCTTATAAAGTTATTGTTATTCTTTCCACTTAAGAAGCTTTGCAGCGGCTGCTAGGCTTTGTTCCCTATTCAACTTTTGAGGTGTTGATACTGGACTTGTGGCAGATTGATTGGTCAAAGTCGGTGAGACTGTTCTAACTTCTATTGGATTACTAACTTGTTTTGACTCTGTAAGTAGTTGTAATTTCTTAACTTTCTTAAGACGCGCAGCTTCTTGTTTTGCTTCCTCTAATAGATGATCTTCAACGGCTTGAGCGGCTTGTTCTTCGGTAAGATGAACCTTACCTTGAGTTTCAAGATAAGTTTTCTTAATTACTTCCCACACATCTGATATGGCATCATATGCAATGATGGTGGAATATTTTTCTTCATTAGCTTCAACAAATGATTTAATGCCAGTTAATATTTGAGATTCTTCTTGTTCTTTTCTTACTTCATTAGCTCTTTGTTGAGCGGCTTGTTGAGCTTCTTCATAAGCTTTAATCTTGGCATTTATCTTTTCAACATCTGCTGCTACCTTTTGTTCGGCAGTTGGTTCTTCGCCTTGAGCTAGAATTTGTTGAACAGCTTGTTCTAATGTAAATCCTGCTGCTTGTAAATATGCTATTGGATCCTTTTTAGCAACTGCAAGTTGTTCCTGAAAGGCAACATGTTCTTGTTGTGCTTGTTTGGCAGCTTTTTCTCTATTAATTAAGTCTCTTTCTTTTCTTGAAAGAGCTGCAAATCTGGCTGCAAACTTTGGATCTTCTTCAGGTTTTGGTTCTTCTTTAACAACTGGTTCAGGAGTTTTTAAATTAGAATCAATTACTTCCTCAGTTATTGGAGTTGGATTATCGGTAGCAGTTGGCACGAGAGTTTCAGTTGTCATAATTATTTCCTTTTACTTATAAGCCTATTATACTCAGGCTGAGTATGGCAGCAGGATGTCTTTTAAACGCCCGGAGGTGGTAAAGGCTGTCCCTGCATGAGTGATAGGTCGGAAGGCGCTGGTGGCAATCCTGGTGCCACTGGCCCACCTAATGGAGGTGCTGTTGGCATTGGAGGAGCATTTGCAGCAAGAAGAGTTTGAATATCATCCATAAAAGTTCTTAATAACTCTAATTTATCTTCCTCTAAATTATCACATCTAGCTTTAAGATAAGTTTCTTGAGTAATTTCTAATGCTAATTGAAGATTCATAAATGGTTCAGGTGGTATATATCTACCTTCTTCCATCATAATACCTAATATACGCTCAATATTATCTTGAGCAGCAGTTCTTAATGACAAGAAACCTTCTAAATCTGGAAAATCTAATAATGCTAATGCTCTATCCTGATCAATAAGACCAGCTTGTACTAATTCTTGAACAGTTTGAAGCTTGCCAGCTGGAGTGGTAGGCAAAAGAGAGACAGGAAATATCTTCATGGAGAATTCATCTTCATCCATATTTACTTCCTTCCATTTGATTTTTCTAATAAACTTATTATTTTGAGCCTTAACAGTTAATTTAGGATCAATTTCATATAATTCTTTAGATAATATTAAGATTTGTCTGGCAGCTTCCATATAGAAATCTTCATATCTCATGGAAGTAAGAACGAATCGTTCTGATGCAATATCATCAAATTCTCTAATAGCAACTCCGGAGTTTAATCCTTCTGGTTTTTTAGCTTGAGCTGACATTAGAGAAATGCCAGTGATTTCATAAGCTCTTTTATATAATGTATCTACATACTGATACACTTCTGGATTCATAGCATTAGGAGATTGAAAGGTTGGAGGAGTTCCTTGATATTTGATAATTCCACCGATATCATTTGTGATATGTGCTCCCACAATATTTGATGCTACATCCACGAAAACTCTTGGAACAGCCATTAGTTGTTGAGCTTGTTGGATATTCCTCAAAACCTTATTGATTTCTAATTGAATACCAATTAGTTCTTCAGCAAGTCCCATGCCCCAGAAGCCAACCAGCTTATCAGTCCAACGGAAGAAGACAAATGGAAAGAAGTTCTTATCATAATCTTCAAAGATAAGTGTTGCATTATCTACACAAATAGCATGCTTGCCATCTTTGGCATCTTTGCTGGAAGGTAAGTGCCAGGATTCTACGA